AATGGTGAATTAACAATTGGTACTACTAAACTACCTTTTACACATATTATTGCAAAATATAGTAATAACCATAATCGCGATGCACTATTAGACAAATTAGAAAGGCATGCGTCACATCAAGAACAGTATGAAGGGGAGGAATTTGATGACACGATGCCAACGGGCGAGCAGGATATGAGGAATGGGTCGGATGTGCAAGGTGCGAGGTCGCGGCTACTGCCTCCGTACGTTCACCGGCAGACTGAGTACGTTCAGCAGCCGCCTGCGTTCCCTTCGCGGCGGACTGAGTTCACTCAGCCGCAGACTTTGTACGATCAGCAGCAGCCTATCCACCCTCCTTCAGCGGGAGTTGGTATGTGGCCCGAACGCATAGTCGAACCCGAACTCGTTTCTCTTTTAAAAAATGATACTAATACAAAAAATGATAAACAATATTTTATTGGAGGTGGTTATTTACAATATTTATTATTATCAATAGATATAAAAAGTTTAAATAAAACTATAGAACGTAATAAAGATGATTTAAGTATAATTATAAGTAAAAGTAAATCATTGAAATTAAAAGATTCGAATGATCCAGATGATTTTAATTTTTATTTGATTGCTTTAAATGATATAGTTGTTCCAATGACAAGTTTTAGTTTTCAGGGTGATAAAGCTGTATTACATGCATTATTAAATATGCATAATAATAAAGATGTATTAGAAGAATTAGATTATTTAAATCTTCCATTATCTTCATTCTTTGCTAAACCTGTAGGAGATTCATCAAAATCATCTAATGAAAGATATTTTAGAAAGGAAGGACTATTATATGTTATCAAAGATGGTAAAGAACATCAAGTAACACTTGATGAGATAGTAAAATTATATAACGAAAGTAAAAAATGTCATACTAGTGGATTTCAAGAAGCAAATGATAAAACATGTGCATCATATTTTATGGATTGTCTAGATGGACGTGGAATTGAGTCATGCAAAGAATATCTAAAAGAACCAAAATTTTGGGAAATTGCAAAAGAGGAAGTAAGAAATATGATTCCTGAATTAGCAGTAAAAACCTTAAAAGCATTTGGATTTAAGCTAAAACATATAGTAGATCCAGTATCTACTAAATCTTTAATTACATATGAAACAGTAAATCAATGGTTACAAAACTTAAAAACTATAGCTGATGATGATAATAATTCTGTATTACAAAAAGAAGATTATCTAGCAATACAAAATAATGATAAATTATTAGGTTATTTATATCTTGTAACTGAAAAATTAAGATTAAATCCAGCTATTTTAAATCCTGATTTTGAGGGAGCACAATATCCTCCTAATGTACCACATTATAAATTTTTAGATGATTCAGGTATGGGATCGCGCCCGAGTGGAGCATTAATAAATGGTATAAGTGTAAAATATGACCCATCTCATCTTACTGCTTTATTTGATCATCAACAAAGAGGAACTGCAGATATATCAATATTTGGGGGACAAATAGGAAGCGGACCTGAAAAATCTATTTCTATAGATATTCTTTTATCAAAAATAAATTCGGGAAAGAAACAATCATGGTCTATTCTAAAAAATCATTATGAAATATTAAGAAGAGAATTAAATAGTCGTAATAAAGATATAGCACCTAATGATAATAAAAAAATTCAAGAAATATTAGAATCTATTAAACAGAATGAATTAATGATTGCACAAATTATATTTATTTTAGAAAAATATATTAATCATGTTAAAATAACAGGCGATGAGTTAAATGAAGATCATTTAAGAATTGATGAGCTTGTAACATATTTAGATAAACATAAAAAAACATCAACTACTATTACAAATAAACGACAAATTCTCATGAAAGCATTTGAAAATTTAGCTTCCATTTTAAAAAATCTTTAAATAATCTATTTATATAGAATAATATATGGGTATAGGATTATTAAATTTAATAAGTATAGGAAAAGAAAATGATATAATATCATTAGAACCAGAAATAACATTTTTTAAAATTACTTATAGAAGATATGCTAATTATTCAATAGAAGAAACACCACAATATTTTAAAACAACTCCTGATTTTGGTAGAAGATGTACAGTTAATATAGGAAAAAATTCAGATTTGATGCATATGATATATCTATATGTAGAATTACCAACAATACAATTAGAAAATATAAATAATATAAATAAAAATTTTGCATGGGTAAATAAAATAGGTTTAGCATTAATTAACTATATAGAAATAGAAATAGGTGGAATAATAATAGATAGACATTATGGAGATTGGTTAAATATATGGAATGAATTAACTGTAAAAAAAGGAGTAAGAAAATCATATGATAAAATGATAGGTAATATTACAGAATTATTTAATTTTAGTAATAATAAAAATACTTATAAATTATATATACCTTTTTCATTTTGGTTCTGTTTTGATACTTCTCTTGCACTACCTTTAATATCTTTATATCAAGCTGATATTAAAATTCATGTTGAATTTAATGATATAGAAACATGTTATAAAATATCACCATCTTATTATATATCTATATTAAATAATATATGTATATATGAAGAAGGTGAACAAATATATCAAATATATAATAATACAAAAATAATAGGTGAATTTATATATTTTGATAAAATAACACAAAGAATTTATTATAATCCAATTAAAGATAAATTTATTATTCCTTCTTCAGATAATTATATATTTATTCCAATAATTGGATCTAAAAGTAATTATGAAACATATATAAGACCAAATAGTGTTGTAGTAAAAAATGATGATTATTTTAGATACAATAAACCATCTATTATTAATTCATATCTATTGGTAAATTATATATATTTAGATAATTATGAACGTAATAATTTTATAAAAAAAGATCATGAATATTTAATTCAAACAATAGAAACATTACCTGAACAATCTATTTATTCAGTAAATTCTTTATATAAATTACCTTTTTATAATTCAATTAAATTAATAATATGGCGGTGTATTCTACAATCTAATAAATTACAAAATAATCAATTTGAATATACATCATATCCATATACAGAAATAAAAAATGATTTAATTAATAAAAGTTTACTTGTAATAAATTCAATAAATAGAATGGAACTAGATTCTATTTTATATTATAGTACACATCAATATTATCAAAATAAATTATCTTCTATTCAAGATGGTATTTATATTTATTCATTTTCATTAAATCCATTAGAATTGCAACCATCTGGAAGTCTTAATTTTAGTAAAGTAGATGATTCATATTTACAATTAAATATGAATAATATTATAAATTATCAAAATCCTGCATATATTAGAGGATATGCTGTACAATATAATATATTAAAAATAAAAAATGGGCTAGGTGATCTTTTATTCAAATAGTACTATTGATGCTATTCTTTGTATAATAATGATCCCATACCACTTGTTATTTTCAATATATTATATTCTTTTGTTGTTATTATTAAATTATAATCTTCTATTGTATTTGATTTTATTTTAATTAATATATTATCAAATTGATCAAAATTTAAATAACCAGATGGTTGCTCTGCTAATGGATTTAATGAAAATGTATATGTATAATATCCTGTAGGTACTGATTCTTTAAATTTTTCATAAGGTATAACATATGTAAAATATCTCCAATCCATTTCTCTAAAAAGATCAATATCATTAACACTAATTAATATAGAATCTATGGGTGATATTTCATTATATGAAGTTATATTTTTATATTGATAATGTAAATACATACTAATTAAATAATTTTTTTTATTAGATGTATGTCTAGATGATAAATATTTATCTTCAAAATACATTAAATATTTAAGTAAATCATTTGATGAATTCCAATATTTTGATTTACCAAATGTATTTATTAAACGTTCTATTCTTTCACTATTATTAGTAGTAGTTATATGTTGATTATATTCTATTATATTATTTTCTATAATAAGCATATCATCTATATAATTATATTGTTCAACACTTGTATATATATTATTATTTTTATATAATTCATAATATTTTTTAGCTATTAAATATCGATTATATCTACTATCATAATCTCCAATATATTCTGGTATAAATGTTTTATTATAATTTAATGGTTTTGAAATTAAATATATATCTTTTATTAATCCTCTCATATAATAATAAATATCATGTGATTGTGATATATTATTATATATATGTTTACTTGTATAATTACCATATGTACAAATAATATAATCATGATTTAATGATGCAAATATTTTTTGTTCTTCTTCATCTAATATAATATATTCAGAATGTAATGTAATAATCATATCTGCAAATTCTTTAGTTTTAATAGAAGTAATATTTTCTAATGAATTCATTTTCATATCTAAATATATATTTGTATATGGTAATGCAATTATTGGTAATGCTATATTGATTTTATTAAAAAACCAAAATATAAGAGGAATATTTACAATATAGTTATTATCTCCATTATATTTTATTTTTGTTATTTTATCAAATTGATATTTTTCTTCTGTTGATAAATAATAATAATAATTTATATTAAATATATCCTCATTGAGCATTTCTATTAATTGATCATTAAAATATAATTTTATATATTCAAAATATTTATTATAATTAGTATTTTCCCATTTTATATCTATTTGATTAGATTCTTTAATAGTTGTTGTTATAATTTCTTTCATTAGATTTTCATCTTGTTTGAATATATAATTATTAGTATTAATAATATAATTAGTATATGTTAATAGATATATATTATAATTAAAAGAATTTTTACTAATAAAATTATTTATTAATGAATTATTTTTTATAAAAACACTAATTGAATATAAATTATTTTGTTTATAAAAATCAAAAAATATAGGTAAATTATGATAAAAATATAATTGTCCTCTAAAATATATATTTACAACATCTATATAATATAAATAAATAATAGATGTATCTATGTATTCTGACAGTGAAAAAATTAATTGTACATTATTTGTATGATATTCATATAATACAGTACCAATATATTTATTTTTAATATTATCTATAGAAAATGTATATAATATAATATTATTTATATCACTTGATAAATAACCACCATTTGGAATTAATAATTTAGGTATTTCTATTATATATAAATATGATGATACTGATTTATAATTCTTATCACATATAGTTAAATATAATTTATTATATGATTGATACTGATATTGTTTATTAAATTCTATGATATATTTATTATTATTTTCTGGTATTCTTAATAAATTATTTATATTATTATTTTTTTGTTCAATA